ACCAAATATTGGACATATAGGGCCAGTCGTTTATAACCAGCCACATACGCGGAGTTACTTAACTCAACGTATGACGCCAGTTGACCTGGATCCCAGCGTGCAGAACGATTCCATACTGTCCGTAAACGGATAGGTGTGACATCGACGCCTGCATAAGCGTCGCACCCGCAGGATTCTCTAAAGAATCCCTCAGTGCAGCACTTCGAGAGATTGAACGCAAGTCCAAACTTCTCAAGTTGCTCCATTATTACGAGATAGTCTTCCTCGTAACATATGATATCGTCCCCGTACACCCAGACTCGGCCGCGAGCTACTTGCGGCTTCATCTGACGATGTACAACGAGGGCACTAACGGCCAGTGCATAGAAGCAAAGAGCCTCTACGGGAAAGCAAACTGCTGATCCCATAGGAGCAAACTTCGCCATCTCCACTAACCGTCCGTCAGGAAGACGGGTGTGCGTCGACCTCGAAGCGAACAAATAAGAGAACCATGCGGTTCCCCCAAATAATTCGCAAACGAGATCGAGCGACACCCTATCTGATGCGTCCGTCATGTCGAGCGTAGCTAGGCCTGCACCTTTCGATGCACGCATAGCCAGACGTCGATTCACACTCTGGTCCAGGAAGTTAACCTGGCCTTTGGTGAATCTATGATTCTCCAGGATGTCATACAGCTTGCGCTGCTGACCCTGTTGAATCCACTGGTATTCCAGTGGCTCACATGAGATCAAACGAGGTCCCCTACTGTCTTTCGGTACTAACACGACTTTCGCCGTGCCAAATACCTCAACATTCAGGGTTTCCTCGTAGGTGGCGTACTGGTCACACGTCTGTCCCAATAAGCTGAAGTACTCCGTGTAGGGGTACCAGGCGTCAAGGGCGGCGTATATTCGCGAGAATCTTGCTTTCGCAGGACCTCGCTCACCAGTAGCGACAGCACCCGGGCCGTGCCTGGGGATAATATCCCTAGGGTCAGACCCCCCAAGAACGCGAGTGATAAACTTGCGTGCTTGCTTGATAACCGCATCGTTCGGATCAATTCGGAGCGTTTTAAGCTCCTTTTCGATCGCGACGAATGAATCGATGACTTTGGTTTCGTCATCTTTGTCATACGGCAGCTCCAGTTTGTACAAGAAGTACAACAACTGACGGAGGTGCCTGATTGCATCGGTGTTTGTGGACCGGAATTGCTTCCGACCACATGTACCGTGTCCGTACTCGCTTATCTCGGGTCCCTCCATCCACGTTGTGGTGGGGGTCCCGGAATGGTGATTTAAATCACACAGCGGTACCATACAATCCACCTCATCAAACACACGTTTGAATAACCAGCCGAATAACTTCGGAACGTGGCTAAGCGCATGAGGGTTCTTTTGGAACCATAATGCCTGAAACGCGGTTCGAGGATTTGGACTAGCTAAGCATCTGTCAAGATGCTTACCTAACTGAGGAAGCGACTTCGTCAAAAACGATAGTCCTTCTTTTGCAAGCCGAGACTGGATATAATTCCAGTCAAGACCAGGCTCAGAGTCGACATAGCAATCAGCTATATCATCAAGTAGTCGCTTATACAGAGCTGTATATACAACTAGGCTATTCTTAGTTCCCATATGGTGTAACTATCCTAGCCAACTGTCTATGCGGACCACTCAATGGTCGCCAGGCGCCTGTACATGGGTTTTATCCCAAGACAAGTGCCGAGTCACATGACGTCGCTGCCGAT